ATATGTCTTATTTCTTGCAAGATAAAGAGTAGGATTAATACCTGTGAGTTTTTCAAAACCATATGCAGATTTTAAATAAAATTCAAAACCTGTTGCGGTTGCTTGCACCCAATAATTGCGCTCCGGTTCAAAATTAGTTGTACTTAAATCTACAACAAAATCATCTAATGCATTTGTAACATCTTGTGTAATAGATATTGGTGTTCTAATTTGTTTATAACTTATTTTCCAACCATTATCATAATTATATATATTTGAATCTTTGTCCCACTTTTGTAAGTAATAAAAACCCAAAATATCTGCCGGAACAGTAGATCTATTATGTTGATAAATTGTTTCTTGCAACGAATTATTAAACATTAAATTTGATGTATTTGTTGATGACAAATAATTTGTAGTTGCATATGTTAAAGGAAAACCTAAGGATTTATCCTCTGTTCGAGTTGCTGATGTTTTGTCTTCCAAATATTCAAAAACTGTATTACCTACAAAATCTGTTTCGTTATATTCTGATAACGGAGCAAATGTTGAATCGTACAATTCAAATTTAAGTGGCACATTTGCTTTAATTTTGTCTTGGCATCGTTCCCATGCTAGTGTTTTTCCATTAAATCGATAATCTTTTCCTTGTAATGTACTACCATTTAAACAAGTTATTACGTCTCCGTGTGTTGGTACTGCTCCTCCTCGACCATCTGTTTCAGGTTGGAGACCTGTTCCGCCCGACACACCTGGATTTCCAATAAATATTCTATTTAGATATGTTGCAGTTGTATCTGTTGTATTAGTAAATAAAACTCGATCACCTTCTTGAATAGTATATCCATCATGGACTTCTGGCGATCCCCAATCTAGTAACGGATTCATTGCTTCTGTAATAATAATATCTACAGGCTTTCTATAATGTGTACCATAATTATAAAGACGTAAATCTTGCTCCCATTCTATAATTGGACGTTGTGCATAATCTTCATCTGTTATTAACCCGTCAATTTTAAATGAAGGAGTAAGTTCCAACATTGTATTAACAGCTCTAACCATATCTATATGATACCAATTATTAATTCTAGACCAAGCATTATTGTCTCTTGCACATCGTTCCATACAAAGATATTCGTGTTTATAATGCATATCTAAATTAGCATTAATCATCGGAGGTCTAGCTTTTTGTCCGCCCATTATTAGTAGATCGACACCATCGACACTTGTTACATATCCAGTACCTGCTTCTGTAATAGTAATTGTTGGGTCTATTAAACCGGTAGTTAGAATATTTCCTTGTAATATTGCATGTGTAGTCGGGCCACCAGTTGAATCATATACATTAAAAAATGGTAGGTAAACATAATCACTTCCTTGATTTGTCATAGTAGGAGATGCAACTGAACTTGAGGTTGCGTCGACTGTTCCTACTCCAAGAATGGGTGTAGCAATACCCAATGAATGTTCTGTAATTGCAGTTAATGTTTGTTCTTCAACTAATGTAATTTTTTTACCTACACCAGTTACTATATATGTTTTATTATCATCCGAAAATGCTAAACGCATTCCATTTTCTAAAGTAAGGGTTCTATTACCATGAATTACTTGAGTAGATGTTGTGTATGTGCGTTTTCCATTAATTGCGCTTGCTTCTTCTCCGTGCAATCCTATTAATGGTACACCATATGGTAACCACACATAACTATTCCAATTAATAACCTTGTCAACATCAATTGGTGGGCGCCAAGAATAATTATAATCAGAAAATAATTTATCTAAATTTGTTGTATTGGCTTCGAGATATTTTAGTTTACTAATAATATCATCATATGGAATTGCAGATTCATAATCTAAAGTAGATATATTTTGACTTACAACCGTCGGATCTAATTGATATCTATTATTAAGCGAGGTTTTACTTTCTAAATAAACATCATCTTGTGATGCCCGAATACTGCCATCTTTTTTACCAATATAACCAGATTCTTGTTTAGGATTACCACTTTGGATCATTTGATCCAAAGTAGCATTTAAAAATTTCTTATTAGTATCTGTTTGAAAATATTCAGGTAATAAATCCAATACTGATCTTTTTTTGACATTTTTACCTGTAGATCCCGGTATAGTATTATTTTGTTGATCTGTAGTTATATTACTAGAATAATCAGCCATTTACGCTCCAATTAATAAGTGCCTCCACTAGTTCCGCTACTTGAACTAGTAGTACCTGTTGCAGTACCTGTTATACTTGTTGTTGCTGTTGGTATTTCAACTAACCCAGATGCAATTCTAATATTAGTTTCGGTGTAAGAGTCAACTATATCTATATCCGATACCTTTGTGGCACTAATAAACAATTCGTGGGCATTAGGTGTTACTTGAAACATATTACCAAATCTTGAATCTATATTTGTAGGTACAATAACTAACGAAGAAATCATACCTATCATGTTTCTATGAATATATGCAGCAAGTTCTGTAAAATAAAAAGTTTCGCCAAAATCCCAATTTGTAGGCTCAAAATATTCATCTATATAATCTACAATTTGTGCTTTAATTTCATTATCAGTAAATGCTGTACTAGGATTTTTAACAACCTTAAATTTTGCTTGAAGAGCATAATCTGCTTCTGTTCCAAATAAAATTTTATAATCACAAGACTTATAAATTATTGTATCGGATGATGTTTTTGCATCTTCTAATTTTATAAACATTGTTTTTAAATCTTCTGTTGTATGTGCCAATGGCTTATACTTCGACCGCCTATCATTTTTAAGCCAGTTTCTAAATTCAGTGTTATATGTTGTTGTTAATACAAATGTATCTATAATATTTGTTACTGCTGGATCTATTCTAGTTTCCTCACTAGCGGCATGCTTCCATTTAAATCTTATACCTGATCTACCAGTAAATGTTTGATATATTAAATTTCTAATATATAACCAATTGTTTGTATCAGTTGGTATAAAACCTAAATTACTTGCAATTTTAGATTCGTATTCTGCTCCATTATATTCTATTTTTTCTGCCAAAGAATACGAAGTAGATGATATCCAAGATTTTATTGTACCATCTGTATTTAACGGAGGTGGTGTAGTCATTAAAGTTTTATAAACAAATGCACCCACTTCCTCATCTGCAAGAAAAATTTGATTAGATCCTACAACACTATCAAATGCAAACGGATCATCTATAACATAATCCTTGTTCTCATCTGCAAATTTTAATAATACTCTACGTGGATCTGTATAGCCATCATCATACGTATAAAATCCATCTATATCAAAATTATAATTTGCAGTTAACAATGATGTACCCAATCCTCCACCGGAGGTTGTAAGTGGTTGTAAGTTAATATCTAATACCTTAATTTCATCTTTAGTAGATTTTTTAGTAACTTTACTAAGTTTGTTAGATAATCGTTGATTAAAAAATCTAACATTATTAACAGAACCAAAATTATATTTTATACATCGTGCTAAAAATATCCATTGATCTGTTTGATATTCTACTCGTAATATATAATTATCCGCAGGTGTACTTAAACTAAATGCTGTAGATTGAGATACACTCAAATTTGTACCTAATATAATTTCGTATTTGTTTTCTCGATGATCCCATTTTATACCAAATGAATTATTAAGTTCTAATTGTGCTTTAATTGTTGTAATTTCCGCCGCACTAAATTTTTTATTGTATGCCGGAGTTATACGTTTTATTCTAACATTGTCGGGGATGTTTCTTGACAATATTATCGTTCCGTAATCTTCTTTGGTTTTACCTGTATATGCTAAACTAGTGTTTGTGACTCCTCTGCCATCACCGTATATACCTGTTATACTTGCCCAAATAGTCGATGAACCGATAACAAATTTACCGGTTGTATCTACTTGTGCAAATTCTATATTTGCACCTTCTACCAAAAATTCACCTATAGGATCAGATGAATCTTTTCCTACGGCTACAAAGCCAGATGAGCCTATTGGGCTTCCTTGTCCGTCAGATGTGATTACTCCCTTTTTAATATAACCTGTAGATTGCCTAGCCGAACCTGTTACTTTTTTCCAAGTCCACATATCTGCATGGTAGGATGTTTCATCATCTGATTTATAATATAAACTGTCATTGGTTGATCCACTTGTCCAAGTTTTGTTGGCAGCTTCACATGTGACTTGGTCTGTGTAGGTTGAGTCCGAACAATACGTCCCTGCCGATATAAAATCATCTTTATATTTTTGATAATAAAAATTTTGTACTTCCGATTCTTCTAAATAAGGTTGTATATATTGTTCTATAATACTTGTAGCATTTAATGCAGTAGGGACTGCCAACGTTTTTCTTAAAAATGTTTCTTCTTGAAAAATATAACCGTCGTCGCCAAATATTGTTAAATCTTTATATGTTCCAGTTGGATCATTAATATCTACATATCGAGTATGACCACTATGTATTCTATTTGTGCTTTTTATTTTTGTAATATTTGTAGATGCTTGTAATGGATATACTGCATAATCTGTTGCAGATACCATTCTATTTTGTGTTGAATAAATTTGTGATGCTTTTGTTTGTATGCTTGTATTGGTTTCAGTAGCCGTACTATTTTTTACAGGCTCTTCTAAATCTACTATAAATGTTAAATCATATAATTGTTGATCATGCTTACTAAAATACGGAATAACAAACGATACATCTTGAATATCGTCTGTTTTAATAGTATATTCTTCACCATTACCTACTCGATACCATATTCGAATAATACCTTTAGGAGCATTACCAAATCTACCATCTGCAAATTTAATACTAATTGCATCATTATTTAATGTAACAACTTGATATATATTTCTAACATTATTATCTACTGCATTAAAAATAACATTAGATCCCACAACACTTTCTACTAGTGTCCAATTAGTTACAATTGAACCATCTTGATCGATTGTTTGGACCCATACATCATCATGTGTAATGTTTTGTATATCAATATCTATAACTTGATTTTCTATAGATCTGGAAATTAATGTATCTTTAAATTCTAATACACCTTGTTTAAATAGAAAGAAAAAACCTGTATTAGCACTTGCATTACCTTTCCCATCATTAAGGTACAAACATCGCATTCCAGCACTAGGATCTGGTTCTATTTCTGTAAACCCAAGGGATTCATCTACGTCAACATTACATATATCAAAGGATATTGATTCGCCTTGAATACTTGCAGAAAATGGATATGAAACTTGTTGGCCAGCCCGTGAATTAAATTTATATACTTCTGTTTTTATACCATTATATGTAATAGACTTATAAGGTGACCCAAATTGTGTTGTGCTTCCAAATGCCGAATTAATTATCATAATAAATTGTTCGTATGCATTTGCATTTGTTGAATCATTCCATATAATATCTGTATTTGATAAATTAGAGCCATCAGAATCAATTAAAGATTCTGATGTTCGTATTGTCTTAATTTTTAATGCACCTACTGAATTTTTGTTTCGTGTAGGGTTATAGCCCAAAAATCTAGCTAATTTTAATACAGAATCCCTGCTTTGGGCAGTTTCCATAAAATTTTCGCGAGTAGCAAAATCTGTTCTAAATGCAGTATTATGACCTACAAATGCAATTAGATCCATTAAACTCACAAATTCAGAAGATTGAATCCAATCATTATAATCTTCGGGATAATTTAATCTTATGTAATCTACCATAACCGCTTTTAATGTATCAAAATCGTATGCTTGAAAGTTAGATTGGGCAAATGATTGATACTTTGCTTGATAGTCTTCTGCGGCAAATAATATGTCTTGTCGTGTGGCCATTTGGTTATACTTCCTCGGTTAATTCTCTATCAAAATTTAAAGCCATAATTTCTACTTTATCTGTTGGTTGGTACACTAATCTTAATTGTACACCAAGGGCATTTTGGCTAGAATGTGTACTTACACTTTCTAATTTCCATCTAGGATCTTTACTTATTACGTCAATACAATCTTCTTGGACTGCATCTTCGACAGTATCATCCCAAGGTTCAAACATTAAACTCCATATCATTGATCCAAATTCCGGATTCATAATACGTTCACCTTTTTTAGTATAAAAATGATTCATTAGGTCTTGTTTAGCAAGATCTATATCGTGAATATTTCGTACCTTGGGGCCTTGTACAGTTGTAAATCCATTGAATAGTGTTTTTGCCAT